AATTAATAGAGAAAGGAAAAGAAGCAATAGATGCTTTAGAAAAAAAAGGTAAATATGAAATCTCAGAGCCAGATGGCGAGAAGCTTGGTCTTAAAAGCTCAAAGAGATAGCTTATCGTATTTTGCTAAAGAAACTCTAGGCTTTGAAGTAACTAAGTATCAAAAAGATTGGTATAATCTTATAGAAAATGAGAAGATACGCAAGTTCTTACTTTTAGCTCCTAGAAACCACGCTAAGTCCACGATAATCTCAATTAATGCTCCGTTATGGTTTGTGGGAAGAAACCACGAAATAAGGATAATTATTGTCTCCAATACCGCTTCACAGGCTGAATCTTTCCTAAGGTCAATTAAATCTACTATTGAAAGGGACGAGAAATATAAAGAGACTTTTGGCGACTTGATGCCAAGATACCCAGAAAAATGGACTGAAAGAGAGATTATTGTTAATAGAGATACCAAAGAAAAAGACCCAACAATAAGTACGGTTGGTACTGGTGGTGCTATTCTGTCAAAAAGGGCAGATGTTATTATTTGTGACGATATCCTGAATAAAGACAATACTAGAACAGTTGACCAAAGGAAAAAGGTTAAAGAGTGGTTTAATGATATTTTAATGCCTGTTCTAGACCCTCATAATGGTAGATTGTTTATTATTGGTACTGCTTTCAACCTTGAAGATTTGTACCACGATTTGATTTTTCACGACCCAACGTTTGATATAAAGCTTAAATTTGGTGCGGTTATTAAAGAATCTGACAAACAAGACTTATGGAAAGAGTACGAAAACCTAATGTTAACTGAGGGCAAGGAAGCAGCTAATGATTATTACGAAAAGAATAAAGATAATATGAATGACGCAAAAGTTCTCTGGCCTGAGAGATGGAGTTATAGGAGATTAGTTGACGAAAGATTATCAGTAGGGACTAGGTCGTTTAATTTGATGTATCAGAATGAGGCTATTTCTGATGAAACGGCTGTTTTTAAAGAAGAATGGATTGAAAAATGTAAAGATGAAGATAGGGCTTTAATTGACAGATATGACCCAGCAGTTTCTGATTTAGGAAGTATTATTATAGCTCAAGGTGTTGACTTAGCTATTAAAGAAGATGAAAAAGCTGACTGGACTGTTGATTTAACAGCAGCTAAGCTTAATAACAATAAGTTTATTGTTTTAAACTGCGTCAAAGGTCATTGGAGTCCAGCGGATATTAGAAATACCATTAGAGGACAAAATGATAATTTTAAGCCAAGTTTAATTTTAGTTGAAGATAATGCTTTCCAAGCTAGTTTAGTTAAAGATATGCAAGACCAGACGACTTTGCCGATTAGAGGCTTCACGACTACTGGCGAGAAATTTGACGAGGAAGTTGGTATTAACAGTTTAGCAGTATCTTTTGAAAATGGACAGTGGATTTTACCTGCTAATCCGAGAGACCATAGAACAGTTGACTTTTATCAGCATTTAAAAGAAGATATGATGAAGTTCCCTTCTGGGCATACTGGGGATTTACTAATGGCCTTATGGTTCGCTTTTACTGCTCTAAGAAGTCTAAAAAGTGGGGATGTGGTAAGAGTCAAAACTTCTGGAATGTATAAGGGAGTTTCAGTTGGGGCTTGACAAGTGTTATATTAATGAATGATAATGAATCATTGATAGGAAAATATGGCTAAAAACATCACAACTTTAAAAGTAAGGAAAAGAAGTTTTCTTCAAACGGTTGCTGAAATGATAGGTAGAGTCCAGCCAGTTAATGATTGGCTTAAAAGAAATAGTTTGATATGGGAATTGTATTCTGCTTCTCCGACAGTTGATTACTCAAAAGTAAATTATACGCTGACTAGGGCTATTTTTTATGCCTCAGAGGTAAAAGATTCATTAACAAATAAATCTTATGGTAGTGAGTTCCTTTTTGGGGCAGTTTTTGGCAAACCTATTGTTAATGCTGCTGCTGCTTTTGCTTTTGCTAAACCGCCAGATATAGAGATTACGATTCCAGAGGAAACGCAAATAGGTGAGCAAGAGGATGATACTTCTGGTGAAGAATACACACAAAACTTTATTAATGATTGGCTTAGTGAAAAATGGAGTTATATTTTTAAGTCAACTAGAAATAGTTTAAGGGATGGAGACCAGTACATTTTCCTTAGTGATGATTTAGTTCCGACTATTTTACCGCCAGAATCTGTAGAGATTGTTGATGACAAAATGACTGGTGAATTAATTGGCTATGATGTAACAACTTATGTTGAAGAAACAGACGATAATGGTAATACAAGCACAGTTAAATTTGTTGAGAAGTATAGAAAAACAAGTCCTTTTAGGCAATTGTTTAGATTTGATACTAAGGGTAGTAAAGAGGGTAAAGTAATGGAGGAAGATTTAAGTGAGGAAGGCGAGGAAGATGAAGAAAGAAAACTGCCGATTATCGGTTTTCATAATGAAAGAGACGCTAGAGAAAGATATGGTAATTCAGAATACCAAAACTGCTATTATTTAATGGCTAATTATCACGCTGTCTTAGAGAATGCTGTTAAGAATAATATATATAATTCAAACGCAACGCCTGTTATCAGTGGAATTGATGATATTACTAAGTGGGTAGAAGCAAATGGTGTTAAAAATGATAGTGGAGAATATGAAGTTAAGTGGGATGCGAATAAACTTTTAATTGGCGGTAAAGACTTTGATGCTAAAGTGGTTAGCGGTGTTCAAAATGCTGACCAAGCAGATAAATTGCTTAATTTGCTATTCTGGTTAATTTGTCAAACTTCAGAAACTCCAGAGTTTGTGATGGGAACTGCTGTTTCAAGCTCAAAAGCTTCAGTTGAAGAACAAATGCCAGTGGTTATTAGGAAGGCAGAGAGAAAAAGAGGTGAGTATACTGAATACTTTAGGGAATTGATTGCTTTAATTCTTGATAAAGGTAATAAGATTGACCCAGAGGTTTTGCCAAGTGTTGACTTTATGATAAGTTGGCCAAGTATCATAGATGACGATTTGAAGGTGAACATTGATATTGTTAAGGCTCTAAGTGAGGAAGGCTGTATCACAGATAGAACCAAGCTAATGCTTCTTAACATTGGTAAATACGTTTCCAGTATTGATGATGAAATTGAAAAAGCCAGAGAAGAAAGAACTGAAAAGTCGCTTCAAGCTGGTGAATATGGTGAGTCTAGTATTTATAGTAAATTAAATCAAGGTGAAGAATTAACTCCAGAAGAAGAAGAAATAGCAACAAAGGAGGTATAAAATGCCAGGAACGCCAAAAGGTGCGAAAGTTGGCTGGGCTAAAAGGAAAGGTGAATATGTGCTTCAAAAAGGTGATAGCATTAAGTCTATTGCTAAAAAGCTTGGAGTCTCAGTTAAAAAAGTTATCTCCAAGAATAAACTGACCTCTCCTAGCCAAGTTAAAGAAGGTCTTAAATTAAAGATTAAATAATATGGAATATGCTCAAGAGGATGAACTCCAAAGTGTAGATGAGTATAGGGAGCAATTTGTTAATCTGGTTATAGCTCAAGATGAAGATGTTGAGGAAATTATTGATGACGTTAGAGGTGAGACCGAGAGTCTCGTTAAAAAGAATAGTGGTGCTGAAGTAAGACATAAAGAGAAAATAGACGCTGGTTTTAAGCCTATAATGGCTCTTTGGGCTGGACTATATATCCCTATCTTAATCAAGTATAACAGCCTTACAGGGGGCATTATAGGGGCTCAACAGAAGCAAATTATCTCCAATACCTACCATAACGCAAATTTTAATGCTCTTGCCAGAAAAGCATCTGCTAATCTAGGGGAAGACTTGAAAAAGTCATTAATTTATAGAAAATTTCCTAGTGACGGATTGACAATTGGTCAGAGGGTAAAAACAATCCAAGGTGAATCGGTTAAGACAATGAGGGATATTTTGACTGTTGGAATTGGACAAGGTAAGTCAGCTCAACAGATTGCCAGTGATTTGGACAACTTTATTAAGCCAAGTACAGATAAAAGTTGGGTTGGTCCATTTGACTGGTTTAGGGACAGATTTGGCTACAAAGTTAAAAGAGTTCCAGCAGGTAAGCCAGCAGGCTCTTTATATTTTAATAGTTTAAGAATAGCTAGGACTGAAATAAATCATACGTATAGGCAGTCAACTTTGAAATTTCACGATAAAGAACCGTGGGTTAAAGGTTATAATTGGGAATTAAGTCCTGCTCATCCTAGACACGATATTTGTGATGATTGGGCTAGCGGAGGTCCTTATAAAAAGGATGAAATTGAAGGTCTTGGTCATCCGAATTGTATGTGCTATATCAGTGTTGATTTAGTTAAGGCTAGTGAACTTGGATTGGATGAAGTTGGTGGTGGCGAAGAAAAAGAAGGTGATGAGGGACTTACTATTGATGGTAAAAGATTTTCTGAAACACCAATTAAATATGGTCAAATTGTAAAAATAGATGGGATTGAGTATAAAGTTACAACAGCTGCTGCTAGTGATGCTTCTTGGGCAAAATGGGAGTTTATAAGAAAAGGTGCTTATGAAAGTGGTAGTTATAACCCCAAAACAGATTTGATTACGATTTCTGCTGATAAACTTAGTAGAATACAGCCAAAAGTTGAAGTTACTGGAAGTATCAAGTCAGCTCTTGATTCTTGGACTGCTGATAATGACCCAAAGTCTTTGCAAAATGTTCTTTCGTCTGGAGATGCAAATAAAGTAATAGCTGAAAACCAAAAGTATCTGAATCTTAGCCAAGGTAAAAGTATTACACTTTATCGTGGAGTTATGGATGTTGGAGAAATGACGGATGCTGAATATAATAGTTTGCTTAATGGTATAGAAAAGCGTGGCTTCCTTTCTTATACTAGTTCACCAGAAACTGCAAGAGAGTTTGCTGGTGAAAATGGTGTAGTAGTTAAAAAAGTAATTAAGACGGAGGACATACTATTTTCGCCTAATCAGAATTTTGGTCATTGGGGAGAAGATGAATTTATAGTTAAATATAATGGAGGAACTGCAATATGATAAAAACATTTGAGGGGTTTTTGCACAAGAAAAGAGACAGAAAGGTAAAGTATTTCACAATAGAAATTATTGATAGTGATGAATTGGTTAAAAAGATTAAGAAAAAAAATAAAGCGAAGGTTTAAACAACTTTAAAAGTAGTCAGTCGGTCAGACTATCCCTCCGCTTGAGTCTAGATTATAAGATACTTTTCTAACAAAGTCAAATGAAGTATTGATTATTGACAAGCTATTTTTAAAAAGCTAGACTAAATTAATGTTAATTTGTAAAGCCGTGAAAGGCTGTAATTATGTATATTTGTTCAATATGTAAAACTCCAACAGCTAGAGAAGGTAGATGTGAAACTTGTGGCTGGGTTAAAACTATTACGGTTAAAGCTGATGAATTATCTTCTACGACAAAACCTCTTAAAAGAAAGAAAAGTTTAGCTCCAGAAATTTCTATTATTGTTTTAAGTTATAATCGTTTAAATGATACTAAGAAATGTTTAAAGCATATTGTTGATAATACGACAAAGTCATATGAAATCATTGTGGTTGATAATGGCTCTGATAAAGAAACTACTGATTGGTTAAAGAAGCAGGATGTTATTGATAAACTGATTCTTAACAAGACTAATTTAGGCGTTGCTGGTGGCAGAAACAAGGGAATGAAAGTTGCTAAAGGTGAGTATATTATTAATCTTGATAATGACATATTTGTAGGTGAGAAATGGGAGCATCTTTTGATTGGGACACTTGAATTTAGATATGGTGTTGGGATAGTTGGTATTAATGGCAATAATGTTTTTAATTATAATCCTCTGATTTTTGTTAAACCGCAGTATTCGGAAAGAGTTGCTGAATGTGATGTAGTCCCTGGAGGATTAACTGTCTTTAGAAGGGATTTGTTACAGAGGATTGGTTATTTTGATGAGGATATGCCTAATCCTAATTTTTGGCACGAAGATTTGGGTTTTTGTAAGAAAGCTAAAATGGCTGGTCTAAAAGTTTATACGATTAGTAACTTTCCCCACATTCACAGAGGCGGTCAATCTCATAATGCACCCTCAAAAGTTCCTTTTGGTTATTTTGAAAATGCTGCTTATATTGAGCATAAGTATAGAGATGATAACACTTTAATAATTCATAGAAACATTTGTCCAGATGAAAATTGTAGTGAAAGTTTCTGCGTTTTGGCTAGAAATATAGCTAATGAGATGAGAAAAATGGGTTTTGTTGTTATTAGAAAATCTAGTGTTAGAACAGAACCAGTTACTTTTGATTTTTGTAAAGCTTTTGATATGAAGTTTAATGGTAAAAGATTTGCTCTTATGCACCTTGAAAATGACAGACCGCCAAGAGCTTGGTTAAAAACTTTTGAACCTTATGATTATGCTTTTAATGTTTCGCCTCACGCTTATCATCAATTGATTGAATGGGGATTTCCTAAGAAAAAGATGATAAATGTAAGTCCTAACGGAGTTAATGACGATATTTACAATACTAAAGTAAAACCTCTTAACTTCTACCCTAACAAATTTAAATTTCTGACTGTTGGTGCTTCTCAGCCAAGAAAAGGCACAGATATTTTAGTCAAAGCATATTTTGAAGAATTTACTGCTAAAGATAATGTTTTATTAGTAATCAAAGATTATAAGTATGGTTGGTCTGATTGGACTAAGGAGCTTATTGAAAACGCAAAGAAAAGTCATAAGAATCCGCCATTAGTTGAACATATCTTTGAAGATTATCCGATTAAGAAATTAGCAGGTCTTTATAGAGCTGTTGCTTTAAATGGTGCTTATTTTCATCCGCATAAGGGAGAATGTTTTGGTTTACCGATTATAGAAGCTCTAGCTTGTGGCTGTAGAGTTGGAACGACTAATTATACTGGTCCAAAGTACACGCTTAAAGAATTTGCTAAAAAGTATTCTAAACACATTCATCTTTTTGATTATAGAATGGATAAGTCTACTTTTCATAATTGGGAAAAAGAACCTTATTATGAAAAGGATGAGAAACCAATGTGGGCTATAGCAGATATTAGTGATTGTAGAAAATGGTTAAGGTCTGTTTATAATGGAAGATATGATAAGAGAACAGCCAAGATTGTTTCAGATAAGATTATTGAGAAGTTTAAATGGCAAAATACAGTTAAAAGATTTGCCGAGAAATTAAAAGAATATGGAGAAACTTAAAGA